TGCTATATCTTCTGGAGCATATCCTTGGAAGTCCATAACTGAGAAACCTTTGTGCCAGTTTCTATCTGGTAGATCAAAACACCACCGCATGTTAACTATTGGCTCTCCAAAAGCAGCCATTCCCATAGTGATATATTCATCTTCATTTGGTGTTAGACCAATTCGTTTCGTTATAGCACTATAGAATAGTCCAATGCTGTGGGGATAATTTTCACTCCAAACACATTCCAATTTTTCATCTTTTGGAATCCAAATACTTGAACATTGCCACTCTCCAATAGCATCTATTACTACAATAGCTGTATCATTGGAGAATGGGGCAGTATAGTAGGCTGCTGCTGCATGGCTTTCGTGATGTTTTAAGTGGTATAGATGTGCTTCTCCATTTTGAACGGGAGACATGAAATGATACTCTCTCCGTTCATTCTTTAATTTGGTGTCTTCGTAAAAAACGGAGACATCTGCGTGCGTATTTCTTAAAATATTCGGTAAGACTGGATCATTCTTTTTCCCTGTATATCGCTCTGCGTGAGCTGCAAAGAGAAGTCTTGGTTTATCAGTACTCTCAACTAATGCTACTGAGGCATCATGAAAGCCTGAAGAAATGCCTAATACTTTCATGAGGGTGTCCATCTCCATTTCTTTGGATCGCCATATTTAAAAGGTCTTGATATATTTAGTATAGGAGGTCTCTTACCTTTGCCTACCCATATAAAATGATGAGCCACCATAATAGGAGTAGGATTAGTATACCAAGCTATTATTTCTTTATCTTTACAATATTCTTCTATACTTTTTTCACTATCTGCTACTAGGTAGTCTCGTTTACCTACTATGTCTTTACACGAAGCATAATACATTTAAAACTCGTGATCGTCTTTTATAAATAAAAAACATGCTGCAGGAACTCCAAAACATATTATCATTCCTATAATTTGATACCATTCCATTATTCTACGGGCACTCCTCCAACCCACCATGAGAAACTAAACTTAGTTCCATTTGTTACTGTTCTACTTCTATGCCACATATGAGAGCAGAATACTACTGCATCTCCTGTATTTAGCTTAAAAGGTTTATGTCTAAAAATTTCGGTTTCTCCTTGTTCATATTTATTATTTAGATTTACAACTACACTTATACGATACGGGGCTTTATGTCTATAATAATTTTCTAAATCCTCGAAATTATCTTTATGCCATTGTAAATTTTCTTTGTCAGTAAGTTTGTTTACATACTGTAAAGTATCATTTCCTAACTTGAATTGATAACTCCTTTCATTATATTCTTCTGCTAGTTTCCATAAATCAGCATCATCAAATTCAAGTATAGTTTGTCTCCAAACTGTCATAGGATAAGGATTTGGAGTGATACTATCACCATAAGTTTTATGTTTTTCTGAATCAAACATAACCATATTAGTAGTATATTTTCTAATAATAGTATTACATTCTTCTTCTGTCCAAAACTTAGGTTGAACTCCTACTACACTAAAATTATTTCTATCTATTCTCATCTTAAACTTATTTTCTTTGGAAACTTATCCAAAATTTTACTGTCTATATTAAAGCATTCTGTATGCCCACCAAACTTATGAGATGGGCTAAACCTATCATTTTCGAACTCTTTATGAAGTGTTTGTTCTAAACAGAACACTTCATAAAGGGTACTATGCCAAGTTCTTTGTATTCTTAAATCATATCCCTTAAATCCATAGGAACGTTTAACCACATGCCGCCAGTCTTTTCCAGCAGCAATACCAACTTTAATACACTCTCTTTCAAAGGTCTTTTTATTTACTAAAATAACTCCATACAAAACTCCATCGCGTCCCTGTTCTTTGGGGCGATTTTTAAAGTAAGTTTCGTTATAGATACCCTTTGAATACTTAAGAGTATTACTATCCTTGTTTTTACTCATACACTTTCCACAATTTGTTCCTATAAGGTGGTACCTTCCGTAGTCGCCTTCCCTTACAGAATGACATATACAGATATACAATTAATGTAAACGATGCTCCCCACTAGATTCTTCTAGTAAATCTTCGAATAAGTCTTCGTCAGACTCTACCATTGTTCTAAACATTTCTAGATCAAGGGCTGTGTTTCCTTCTGGAATTTTAGAAAGATAAACTCTATATGCTCTATTTAACTGTTCTTCTAAGTATAAAATCATACTCTCCTCACTATTCTGGGGATAATCTCCCCGCTTCTAATAACTTCTACCATACAACCTATTTCTAAATCTAATTGATTTATAAAACCGATATTATGTAGGGTTGCTCGGGAGATAGTAGCTCCTTTGATATCTATTGGCTCTAAGATACCGACTGGAGCTACCGCTCCACTTTTTCCTGTATTCCATACTACATCTAATAATTTTGTTACTACTCCTTTCTCCCTTGTCTTTAGCGCGTATGCTCCACGAGGGTGGTGAGAGGTGTGTCCTAAATCTTTAAAGTAGGAATACTTATCGACACGAAATACTGTTCCGTCTTGAGGAAACTCATGGTAATCGCCTAACGTAATTACGTTAAACCAATTATCTAAGAGTTGCATATCTTGACTCCAGTATTCCCCAATGTTAGGTTGAATACCATACACTATTAGGGTGAGTTCTCTTTTTTGGAACTCTTGGGGGTCTTTTAAGTTTAATGCACCAGCCGCATAATTTCTCGCATTTTTTATTGTTTTGGGTGCTACTAATTCTCCTGTGATTTGTCGTAATCCAGAGAATAATGTTTTGCCAAATTCTAATGAGCGAGGAGCTATATGCTTAATTTTATCACTTATTTCTAAACCTGTTTTTCCGTCTCCCCTAGTAAGTGCATCATGGAATATACCATCTACATAACATAAAGACACAGCTGCGCCGTCCATCTTAGGTGTGGCAACTACTGCGTAATTTTTATAATCGGGGGGTGTGTCTTCGTTTGAAAAGACTTTTTGAAGTGAGTACATAGGAAAGGGGTGAGCGAACCTGCTGTCCGTCTCATGTCCAATCGTAAACTCATGTTGTGTGTTTTCAACTATGCGGTCGTAAACGTCATCTGGAATGATGGGCAGACCTTTGTAGTACTGATCGCGACACTTGCCTAAATACATTTCTAAATCTCTATTCATAAAGATATTATACTAAAATTTTAAGGCTGTGTCAAGAACTATTTTTGCGGAAGTGAAAATATATTACAGATAAATTTGATCGAGCTTATCTTTAAAGTGATCCTCTAGTATGTCTTTAACTTCAGTAAGCGAGAGAATCTCAACTAATCCGTCAAAGAGGTTTCTACTGTTATCAAAGTCTAGGGGCAGGGAAACTCCTTCCCTACTGGGCTTCCATTCCTCATCAAAGTCTAGGTAATATTTGCGTATAGAAAGATACTCAACATCTCTAAAAGTATTGATTGTTAGAAAAACCTTTTCGTGTTTTTCTTCGTTGTAGTGTATCAGTTTTTCAAATACGGGTGGGGCTTCATGTATTTCTATCATTCTTTAAAATCGCTTGTAAAGGAACTATAGAAGTTACATTCTCTGGCTGTAATAATCTGTATGAATCAGTATCCCAACAAAATAGCAAAACTTGCTTTTCATTTGGACGTGCCCTGTTTCTTTTGGATTGTATATACTTATTATCGAAGTTAAGGGTACAGACGTTATACTTTAGTCTACGACTGTTTTGACTTCTATAAGTTATTACTGCATCCCCGCATTTTTCAACCTGCTGGATGAATTCCTCTTTTCTCATTGGTTCCTTGTGGGTTAGTACTTATTGGTCACCGTCCCAAACAATGGTTTCCTTTGAACGAGGTGCTTCTTAAAGCTGCAAAAATACGCAGGGATTATTGCTAATCCCTACGATTTCAGGGGTAGTTATTCGTTTACTTTGTTAAGTATATCTGCGAAATAATTAGCTGCTTTACCCGTAAGTTTACTAATTATTGCTTCATCAGGTTCTTCTCCAGCATCACGAATTGCATTACTTAATGTTGCTTGTGCGTCAGCTACTGACACACGACCACCACCATTCGTGTTACTACTAGAGGAACGAGTCGCAGGAGTTTTCTTAACATATACACCAGCTCTCACTAAGATGTTTCTTACACCATTTGGGCTCTCGCCTAATTCGGTAGAAATACTCTTAACTACTTCCATACTGTTTTCTGGAGTAGGCTCTTCGCCTGTGTACATCTCTATAGCCTGTTGTTTCTTTTCTTCTTCCCAAGGCATTCTCTTTCTCCGTTGTTGTTGATAATAAAATCTGTCGCCCATATCAATATTTTTTATATTCTATTATTATACTAAAGAATAAGGGCGTTGTCAAGAACTATTTTTTAATAGCTATACCCGTAGGTAAGAAGGTCTGGCTTCATTAATGCAGCCGTCATATTTAGACTCTTATCTGTGTACCACCTTCTGTAGTCCTCTGCTATTTTTAGCTCTATTAAAATTGAACTATTTGTTACTTCGTCAATTTTAAGAGCTATGAGATCCTGTTCCCAGTTCTCTAATGTAATAATTTCATTACATTCTTTATACAAATCTACTTGACTTTGCAAGTTAGATTTATCAATCCATTTTTCGAAACCAATCCAATCCCAACTGCTACGGTATAGCGCAACAACCCTTTCATAAGGGTTTCGGATTACTCCGATAGTTCCTTTATCGTATTCCAGATACAAACTCTGATTCATTATCAAGTTCTCGTGCTAATGCTTTAATATCTGAAATTTCATGTCCTAAAAGGGCTGCATTAGTATTGTTTGTACTAGGAAGTCCTTTAATTTTATCTAGTAATACTACTAGTTTTTTACTACACTCAGCTACTGTATGTATGTCTGTCATTAGAAATATTTATCCAATACTAGAAGTTTATCTTCTGCCTCTGCAATTCTGTGCATTTGACTGTCTATTGATTCTAAAATGTCTGGGTGTTCTCCTACACCAACGGGGTGATCTAGGAACACCTCAACATTAACGCTTGCTTCTGCTATTTCGCCTTCATACTTAGATTGAAGGGCTTTTTTTATTTTATCTCTCATCATCTCTGTTATCCATTAAATTTTTTACATAATTATAAATAAATTGTCGTCTATAATTCTCTCCCATTGCGGCTACTAATAGCACGGGTACGCATACAAAACTCATAATGCTGAATAGGAGGAAAGTCAACACTCGCCATTTGTAGATTATATGTTCAGGATCTAGCTCTCTAATTAATCTTATAGCAGGTATGTATATCTGCCACAGTATAAAAAGCCAAGATGCTAACCATAAAGGTAAAACCCAATCAAAAAGATACTCCATATTTTTCCAGATGTTCCAAGCTGCCTAAGTCATATGCTAAAGAGAACCCATAGTGTCCAGCTTGTCCTCTGACTACCTGTCCATAAGCGTAATGAAAATCTTCATTACCTTGATAGTCCTGATAGACATAGATACTATATCCTTTGCTTCCATACTCTTTTTCATAGTCAAAAGTTTTTATACCCGCCATACTATCTTGGTATTCTTTGGTATATTCTCTAACTATTTTAGCAGGAGCGTTTTCTCTAGCCGCCCAGACCCGTTCACCTTCTTGAAAAGATTCTGCAACACATTCTTCTGGAAGTAAAATATCTCTAGTCTTACTAAAGCCTTTTGATAATTTTTCTGGAATACCAACTCTTTGGATTATTCCTCTTACAAAAGCATTAGAGCGGTACATCTGTTTGCTAATGACTGAGATATTATCTCCGTCTAAATACAACTCTATTATTTCTTTTATTTCGCTTCGGGTTGCGCCCTTTCCTTTATTCTGACTCTTACGCTTTTCTTTGTAGGCAAGAGTATCTTCAAAATCATCAATGATTTTCTGAAGTCGGGTCGTGTTATACCTTATATTCAGAATCTCACAAGCAGCCTTTTTAGTAATTGGTTCGCTTGCATTAAGCAAACTAATTACATGACTAATATTTGCATCTGTTAGTTTTTCGTAATCTTTCTTTCTTACTAATGCCAATCGTAATCCCCATTTTGTGCTATTTGTAATCCTAATAACATTATAGCATAGTGGATTATTTTTAGTAAATCAGTTTCATCATGCCCATTCTTTTTTCCATAACGCTGGGCATACTTGAGTATGTTTCCTACACAGAAGCCTTCTCCATGCCCTGTATCGAATATGAACTCTGTTGCTTGGATTTTCCCAGTAGCATAATGTTTATCATAAGTATCATTTATATACTGTTTTGCTACTGCAAGAGCATCTTCTTCATTAAACTTATAATTTATATCTTTATAATCTATTTCTTTATTATCTACCATTCTGATTGCCAAAATCCTAGTTGCGTTAATCTACCTGTTTCTTTATTGTGTCCGAAACTAGATAATCTAGGGGCATGGAATAACGTTCCGTCATACACTAAACACCTATTATATCTGTTTTCCACTGTTA